GACCCGGAGACGGTGAGCAGGGGCCGGCCGTCCGTGCCGGCCTCGGACGCCAGCCGCTTGAAAACATCGGCGGACACGGCGAGGGCCTGCAGGTCGTATCCGCGATCGTCGAGCAGCCCGGCGGAGTCCACGGCGGAGTCGATCCAGTCGAACGCGCCGAACGCGGCCGGTACCTCCACGTAGTCGGTGCCGGCGGTCCCGGCGAGCTTCGTCGCGGCCTGAGCCACGATGTAGGCCTTGGTTGCGGCCTCGGTCTGCCGGGCGTACTGCAGGGCGAACGCTTCGAACATGGTGGTCAGTGCCCATGCCTCGGACCGGTCGATCACCTGTCGGGCGACGGTCTCGGCACCACCGAACGTCCGCACGGGGGACGAGGCAGCCGTGACGGTGAACCCTGCACCCTTCGCGAGCTCTTCGAGCTGCTCCTCCTGCTCGGCCACGGTCGCCGTCGCGGTGGTCTTGATGTAGTCGACCGTCATCCCCTTGCGCGGCAGGCTGCGCGTGTTGAACCGGGAGAGCCACCGGCGACGCTCGGTGACCTTCTTGGACAGGTCACCGATGAAGCCGGGCGTGTTCACGAGGTGCGAGGGGATGTCCGACGTGGTGATGTCACGGTGCAGCAGCATCGCGACCTCGTGCCGGGGATCGCCCTCGGAGGTGATCGCCTGCACGTAGTCGCCGATCGTGGCGAACTGCTCGGCTCGGGCCGCGAGCATGTCGGCCGGCGTCGGGTCACCGGCGGACGCGACGCGACGGGTCACGTCCTCGATCGCGGCGCGGACCTCGGTCATGGTCTCGTCGTGCTCGGCACGGGTCACGAGGTCCTCGGTTGCGGTGGGCATGGTGTCCTCCTGGTGGGAGCGGTGGTGGTCGGTGGATCGGACGGACGCGATCTGAGCGCCCGCATACGCTGGGAACGGGACGAGGGAGTACTCCCGGACCTGTACGGACTCGTGGACGATCAGGGGACGCTCGTCGCCCTCGTCGTGTTCCTCGCGCCACTTCACGGGCACGAACCCCACGGACAGGCCACGGATCACGCCGTCCTGGGCGAGCGTGTGCGCCTCGTCCGCGGTGGAGGTGCGGGAGAGCGTGAGGGTGACCTCTCGGCCGGCGTCGATGTCCTTGGATGCCGTGACGCGACCGATCGGGTCGATGTGCCGGTAGTACGCGAGAGCTGCCGAGTCATCGGTGATCGCGCCCGGCTCGAACCGCTCCCGGAACCACGGGGTTTCGTACTCCTCCCCGTAGGGGACGCCGAGACCGGTCACGGTTCGGGCGCCGTCCTCCCTGGTCTCGGCGCGGAGCTGCATGCCGGTGAAGTCCCGGACGGCCAGACCGTCCGGCCCGGTGAGCTGCTCGGGCAGGGTCGCGGTCATGCGGTGACCTCCTGTGTGGGCCTGGACGCGGCGAGGTACTGCGCTACCTCGGCCCGTTGATCGGCGGTGAGCGGGTCGCGTCCCTCGAGGGCCCGGACCTCGGTCGGGGTGAGGAAACCGTGATCGATCGCCACGGCGTACCCGGCGTATCGGGACTCGGTATCGGTCCGGAGCAGGGCCTCCACGTTGAACTTGATCCGCTGCCCGTACGGGGATAGCTCGGTCAGTGCTTCCTCGATCTTGCGGAGGTACTGCATGAGCGTGAACCGGGTGAACGCGAGCCACTCCTGCTCCACGTTGGAGTAGGTGAGCGAGTTGCCCTCGAGGGAGACGAGCATCAGCGCGGAGGGGATGCCGAACAGGCGGGCGAGGTCGGTCACGGTGAACGCGCGGACTTCGAGCCATTGCGCGTCCGCCGGATTGAGCGCGAGGTGAACGTATTCGGTGTCACCACCGATCACGCGGACACCGGTCGGATTGTCCGGGTCTGCTGCCGCCTCGTTCCAACGGTCCCGTGCCGCTTTCGCCTCCTCCGCGGTGCGCGCGGCCTTCGAGGTGAGCAGGCCGGAGGGTTGCCCGGACCCGTGGAACCACTGCGAGGCGTAGTCCCGTACGTCGGTCGCACCGCCGATCTCCCGGCGGGCCGCTTGGATCGGGCCGAGGCCACGGTCATGGCCGGGTAGCCGCATGAGGGTCTGGTGCTGAACCTCGGCCCGCGTGTACGGGGTACCTCGGTAGTGGTAGCGGATCGCCCGCGTCTTGGGATCCCTCGTGATGAGCACCTCGGCCGGCGGGAGGATTTCCGCCGAGAGGGTCGTGCCGTCCGGGCCGGCCTTCTTGAGCAGGAACAGATTGCCGTCCAGAGCGAGGGAGAGCACGGCCTGCTCGATCCAGTCGGACCGGTCCATGTCGGGATCGGGCTTGCGGACGAGCGCGGGGATCCGGTCGCCTTGCTTGAGGGTCCGTCCGCCCCGCTCCACGGTGAGCGGGAGCTGTCCCGCGGACGTGGTGAGGATCTGCAACGCCCGATAGACCGGGATGAGCTGCACGGCCTGCTCGTCCGTGGCCTCGGTCTGCGCGTCACGTGAGGGGAGCGTGACGAGAGGGCGCGCGCCGGACTCGGCATCGGCTGCGCGCTGCGCCAGACCGAGACCGCGGAAGAGTGCCGAAAGGAACGACATGCCGGCACACTGCGCCCGGCGGGGTCTCCCCGGCCAGGGTGCCGGGGCAGGGTGTGACTGTGGGTGACGTCAGAGGACGATCGGGGGTGCGGGGGTCTCGGCGGGGTGCTCGTGGGCGTACAGCGCGACGGCGGCCGCAATGAGGGCGGGCACGGGCCGCGGGGAGTCCCGGGAGAACCGCCGGACGCCGTTGCTGCTGCGAACCTCGACGCTCCCCGCCTGCGTGCGGAGTTCATCGGTTCCGTCGTGGATCAGGGTCTCATCCACGCCCGCGTACGCGAGGACGGCCTCGCACCCCTGCCCGTACTCGCTCATGGTCAGCGTCCGGACCTCGTGTCCGAGCTCCTCGAGTCGTGCGACGAAGCGGCCCACGGGGCCGGCGGAGTCCGCGACGTAGGTGGGATCGAGTCCGAGCTGAGCGGGCAGCTCCCGCGTGACGTAGGGGATCAGCCACTCCGTGCCGGGGGCCTGGTGGACGATGCGTATGCAGGGCCGCTCGGTTCCCTCATCGATCCAGGCTGCAACCACGGCGGCAGCGGAGTTGCCGGGAGCGACCTCGATCGCGTAGGTGACCTCAGACGGGTCCGGTGCGAGGACCTCGATCCCCAGATCGTCCCATAGCGCCAGGTCGAACAGGGTGCCGTCCGAGGCCACGATCCGATTGCAGTACGCGCGGAGCAGAGTCGCCCAGCGCCCGGGGTCGTCCTTTGCCCGGGCTGCACGCGCGGCAAGGTCCTCGACAGCGATTGTGTTCCCCACGGCGGGGTGGAACTTCGTCCAGGTGTCGGGGTCCAGCGGGTCCATGCCGTCTGGCATCGAGTACTCGATGTAGCACAGGTCCGGATCGGTGTTGGCGCGGCCACGGTCCACGTACTCGTTCATCCAGTCCGAGGAGACGGTGCCCATCGTGGATATGAGCCATGTCTGCGCCCGGGATCCGAGAGTGATCTGGCCGGGCTCGACGGCACCAAGGAGAGCATCCCCCAACTCCTTCGAGTAGTGCCAAATCTCGTCCATCGTGACGAGGTGCGGATGCTCGCCGTGGAGCGCGGAGAAGGTAGGCGAGAACCGGGTGATGTGAGTGCCCGACATCTCGGCCACACGGACACCCTCGGCGCCGTTCGAGCGGGTGGACGTGAACAGCAACCGCATGAGCGATTCCTCGACCCTCTCAATCAGGTCCATCATCCGCTTCCGTGCATCCTGCCCGGACTGCGCGGTGTACCAGCACGAGGCCGGCTCCCCTCTGGTGAGTGCTCGATGAACCTGTAGCGGGATCGTCAGGTCAGTTTTCCCGGATTGCCTCGGAACAGTGACCAGCACGGTCGTGTAGTGATAGCAGCGCCGACCCCAGGCGTCGAGACGATACTCGGTCGCCACGTCGAGCGCCTTCCGCTGCCACGGCATGAGGTGGCGGCCCATCGCCTTCGCCACGGCGGCAATTTCGTG